AGAGAATTACCAAAAAAGACACAAGAAATGATGAAATGGTGTAGTGAAAATAAAGAGTATGATTATTTAGTTAAATGTGACGATAATACATTTATGAGAGAAGATTTAAAAGATGAATTTGTGTATGAAAATATTTTTACAGATAGTAAAGAAGAATATCAAGGTATTGTAGAGAGAACATTTAGTTATGATGAGTTTTATATAGATTGGTATAAAAATAAAGATTTGGGTGAACTCGACCAGGATTTGAGTGAAATATGTGCTGGTAAATTCTATGATGGGAAATGTTATACTGTATCTAAAGAATTAAGTTCTTTTATTGGGGAACAAGAAGGTTTGGCAAAAATGTTTGCTGAAAGATTATCAATAGAGGATGTAATGGTAAGTTTTATGTATAGAGAAATATACAAATGAAAATTGGATATAAAAAAGTTCCAAATAATGATAACGCAATAGAGATTGATGGAAAGGTTGTATTATCATTTGATCCACGATATAAAGAATATCTGAAATGGAGAGATGAAAATCCAGATTTAGAACAACAACTGTTAAATGATTTAAAGTTAGAGATAAAAAATAAGAAATTATATAATACTGGGGCACCACATAAAAAGGGTAACATTCACAGTTGGTATACAGAAGATGGAAAGCTAAAAATGGTTGCAGAGATGAAAGGTGACGTGTGTCATGGCCAAATGATTCAGTATGATGAGAATGAAAATATTATGGTGAAAGAAATATTCATAGATGGGGAACAACATGGAAATTATGTATATTATAATGAGGATGGTACTAAAGCTGTAGAAGGTTGTATGAAAAATGGGAAGTTAGATGGACAAAAAACGGTTTTTTATGATGGGAATATTCATATGGTGGAGAATTTTAAAAATGGTAAATTACATGGAAAGAGTGAATATTATTCATTTACAGGTATAAAGGAATATATAGGTGAATATAAAAATGGAAAAAAACATAATAAGTGGTACTATTACTATGAAACTGGTGATAAAGAGAGGTTAGAGGTTTATGATATGGACGAATTTATAGGAGAATGGAAATGGTGGTTTCCTGCTGGGGAGAAGAAAAAAATAGAGATAAACATAGATAATTCGGTTACTGAAAAAAAATGTGTTGAGTATTATATAAATGGTGCAATTAGATCATCTGGTAATTTAAAATATGGGGAAATGGAAGGTAAATGGGAATTTTATTTTCACAATGGAAAAAAGGAATTGGATTGTGAATTTGATTTTGGATCACCAATTGGTATTGCAAAAATTTGGCATGATAGTGGAAAGTTAATAGGGGAAGTGAAGTGTGATTAGTTTTATTGTACCTTTTTCTACGATAGAAAAGGAAAAGTTTTTAAACTTAAACGAAAAGAAAGATTTGTGGAAAGAAAATGATTCTGCAAGTATAATGTATTCTACGATAAAGACAATTAAGAATATTAATAATTTAAATTGTGAAAAAGAAATCATTTTGGTAGATAATAGTCATACGTGGCCAGGAATTAAGTTACCAAATCTTAGGGTTGTGGAAGGATGGCAGGCACTTCCAATGAAAGAACTTAAAAATACTCCTGAATATATGAATCACAAAGATGTACAGTCAAGTTTAGAAAATATAGGTAATTTGACTATGTGGGTATCTATGGCATTTCATTGTGGGGTACAAGAAGCAAAAGGAGAATATGTTGTATTACAACACAATGATACTTTTTATCATCAAGATTGTATTGATAAAATGATACAACAAATAGAAGAAGAAGAACTTACATATATTTCAGTTGATAATAAAAAGATATGGATTTCAACTTATTTATTGAATAAAAAGCTTTTGGATAAACATATTAAAAGTTATTCTGCACAAATAATACAAATGAGACCTGAAAATGGTGGATATTTAAAAACAAAAAAACTTGGATTCACAGATGCGTATTTTTTCTTGTGTAAGAGAAATTTCTTTGATAATTATAATATAGACTGGAAATACGGTGATACTAATCATGGTGCAACCATTTACTGTCTTGAAAAAGGTTTAAAGTATCTTCATTTAGGACCTTATCATGATAATCCAAATTGGGACATAGAAGATATAGATTCATATTCACCATATACAGGAAGATCCGTAAAAGAAACGTTACATACATACTATTATAAAAAAGAACCATTTTTAACCCATTTAAAAGGTGGATTTTCAGAAAACAAAATGTCGAGGCATTTTGGAAATGAATTCGATGAATATTTAAAGGAATTAAAAAATGCAAACTGAACATACAGAACACACACTTTGGACTGAAAAATACAGACCAACTTCGTTAGATACGTATTTGGGAAATGAACACTTAAAGAGTAAGGTATCTCTTTATCTTGAAAGTGGAGATATACCACATCTACTCTTATATGGAAAAGCAGGTACAGGTAAAACCACTCTTGCAAAGATACTCATAAAACATATTGAGTGTGATTATATCTATATAAATGCAAGTGATGAAAACAACGTAGATACAGTTCGAAACAAAGTGAAGATGTTTGCATCTACATTAGGGTTTAAGGATTACAANATCATTATACTTGATGAGTGTGATTATATCACACCAAACGCACAGGCCGCTTTAAGAAACTTGATGGAAACATTCAGTAGACACTGTAGGTTCATTCTAACTTGTAATTTTGTAGAGAGAATAATTGACCCGATACAATCTCGGTGTCAGACATTCCAAACTACACCACCATCCAAAAAGGAAGTGGCAGTTCATTTATCAAATATATTAGAAACTGAAGAAGTTAGTTATGAACTATCTGATATAGTCGGTGCCAGACATTCCAAACTACACCACCATCCAAAAAGGAAGTGGCAGTTCATTTATCAAATATATTAGAAACTGAAGAAGTTAGTTATGAACTATCTGATATAGCACTTTTAATAAACAGTGCATATCCTGATATAAGACGAGTTATTAATTCTGCACAACGACAATCAGTACACGGTGAATTGGTAATAGATAAACAGAGTATAATTGAGAATGATTACAAGTTAAAGTTATTAGAGATATTAAAGACACAAGATAGGAAAAATGCATTTAAGAGCATCCGTCAGTTATTAGCAGATAGTCAAGTCAAAGATTATGCAGACTTATTTAGATTACTATATGATGAAGTAGATAGTTATGGTAAGGGACATATCGCCGAATGTATTTTAGTATTAGGAAAGTATGAATTAAGTGATAGTCAAGTAGTTGATAAAGAGATCAATGCTATGGCTATGATAATAGAATTATTAGGAGTCATAAAATAAGGAGTTGTAAATGGCTATATTAGAAAAATTAGAAATACAAGAAAATGAATGCTTGTTTCAAGCTGAAATCACAGAAGAACAAAAAGAAGAATATCTTAAATGGCAAAAAAAAGATGGTGATCTTACAAATGTCCCTGATTGGGTATGGGAGTTAGATTGGGATTTAGAAAATGAAAGACCAGGAAGTGATAATCTCATCAGTATTGAATTAACGGAGGGAGAATAATGATAGATGAAAAGTATTGGGGCGAAAAAGAGCCAGACAAGAAAAAAGATGCACAAGGCCCCAAAGCAGATGAAAAACATATTTCAGTTCACGAGAATAAAATTTATTTTTATTCTAATGTGAATAGAGAGAGTGTAGTAGAACTTAATAAAAAGATAGGTGAGATAGAATCTAAAAGCTTAACTCTATCAAACAATTTAGATATATCTCCACCACCAATTAAAATATTTATAAATTCAGGAGGTGGTTCAATCACTGCAGGTATTTCATCTATGGATACTATATTGAGAACAAAAGTTCCAGTTCATACTTATGTAGATGGATTCTGTGCAAGTGCAGCCACATTTCTTTCAGTAGTTGGAACTAAAAGATTCATCAGTAAAAATTCATATATGTTAATTCATCAGTTATCTTCTCAGTTTTGGGGTAAGTATTCTGAACTCGAAGATCAGAAACAGAATCTTGATTTGATGATGGATACGATTAGAAACACTTACAAAGAATATACAAAAGTTCCTACTGAACAAATAGATGAGATTTTAAAACATGATTTATTTTGGGATGCGGAAACTTGTAAAACTTTGGGATTGGTAGATGAAATAGTTTAGTATGGCAGATTACAATACAAGAAAGAAAGCAATTTTTTGTGATATAGATGGAACTATTTTAAAACATCACGGAACGACACAACGTGTAATTAAAAAAAGACCAAAGTTATTGAAAGGTGTTTTAGAAAGATTTGATCATTGGGATGAACGTGGTTATTGTATCATATTAGTAACAGGCAGACGAGAGAGTTTAAGAGAAATTACAGAAAATCAATTACGTAAATTTGGTTTATTTTGGGACTATCTTATTATGGGGTTGGGACC